AGCCAAACGATAAGCTGCACGATCAGATGCTACACTTTGGAAGTTGATGTGGGAGTGCGCTTCTTCAATGTCATCGACTTTGAAAGCAAAATAGTTCGCTTTATCTACAGTCAATGAAAAGTCCTCATCATCAAGGTCTTGTGGTGTGATAGTCGTGCCACGGGCATACGACTTCACTGTGATTTCAGGTTCTTTGATAATCTTAACGGAATCACCCATGTTTGAAATCTCTCCGAAATAATCAGAGTTAGTGATTGCTTCTACAATTGGGGCCTTGCGGAAAGCAAGTTGTACCTGTTTGCTGTAGATTACTGGGCTAAAGTTACCGTTGGGTAGATTACCATAACCTGACGCTGTTGCGAAAGCCATGATATAATCCTCCATAGATAGTTAGGCTTATTAAAGTTATAAGCATTAACATCAGGTAAGAGGCTAATCTTTTTAGGGTGCGACTCACATACACATGGCCTTGTAATATGTAAGACGGGCCTATACTTGATCAGGTAGGTCTTAACTTATTTGTCTTCGCTTAGGGGTAAAAGCATAAGCAGGGTAGCTGAAACGTCTATCAGGGCATACTTATGCTTTTGTTAACATACACAGTTATAACATATAGTTTGTGTATTGTCAATACTTAATTAACGTGCTCCACCAGAAACATCATAAATAAACTTACCGCTGCGGATAGCTTCCATGATTTCGTCTGACTTGGTTTCGTACTCTTGTGTACTCATACGTTGAACTTCAGACTCACGCAGATGTCCTGCAGGGTTGTCGTTATCTGGTTTGGTAGTACGTTTAGTTCTTACTTGAGAAGCTGCGTCCTTGGTACTCTTACGTTTACCTTTAGTGTCCATACCGTTGTCTACTTTATATAGATCAATAACACGGATCACTGATTGTGGATCGTCTTGATTCTCGTACAATGCGTCCTGTACCCACTTAGGTTGCTCTGCTGCCCAATCGTGGAAGTCGTCACTTGAACGTAGCTCGTCAAAGTCTCCATGCATAGCACGGATTTCATTCTCTGCTTTAGTGCGCTGGGCATCTGCGTTGATCTTGTCAATCTGCTGCAGACGTTCATCAGCATACTTGAACTTTTCTTGAGCTTTCTTTTCAGCAATTGTTTCTACAATGCCAGCAATCTCAGGATACTTCTTAGCCCAAGCATCAATGCTTTCATCTGAAGTAGGAGCACGTACCTTACCTGTCTTCTGAGCATTTTCAAGCTGAGCTTTCAGTTCTTTTAACTCTTCCGCTTGCTTGTTAAGATGACTACGTAAATCACTGTAGCGTTTCTTATATGTACGCTCTTCGCCTGATAGTTCTTCTTTCTCAGGTTTAGCTTCTGGTTCTTCTACTTTTTGCTCAACTTCTTCAGTACGAGCTTTCATTAAAGCTTCTAGTTCTTCTTCCTCTTTTTTAATCTTATCTTCTAGAGGGGTAGGTCTATTTGGGTTTACAAGACCTGCTGTCTTTTTAGTTTCTACTTCTGCTAGTTCAGGCATAATTGTTTCCTTTATGTTGGGGCCAGCCGAAGCTGGGTAGCCTTATAGTTATTAAACAGTTTTTAGTTTTCTACCCTTTAGCTTGTAAATAGCTCTAGAGATAGGTACACCTACAGCAAGCATAAGTTTGCCTACATAGTCAGGTTTATAGTTTTCTGGTTCCATTACATGAGCAATGTGATTTGCCCAGCGCCGTGTGAATGGTACACACCAGTATTTAAGATATAAGTTAGATAGGAAGGTTTCTTTCTCTATCCAAGCTACCATAGGCTTAGCCCATGTATGGTAACCTTCTAGTAACTCAGGGTCTTCCAATGCAACACGATCACCAAACGCTTCGTCTAAACGCCAGATGTCTTCGTCTAGGTAGCCGTAGCGATATATTAAGTCACACAGTATTTTGTCGCTTGACTTATCATCGTCATCCTTATCTGTACCTGAGTTGCCTACATTACTTACATTAGTTCCTACAGTTGTATCAGCTTCAAATGCATCCCAATCAAAGTCATCATCATCTTCAGAATCAAATGTGTATTTAGTTCCACCTGATGCTGTAGTAGATGTAGTATAACCCACACCTGAACCTGTAGTTCCTGCTACAGGTCTATCATCATCATCGTCATCCCCACCAGAAACAGTTGTTGCACCTGTGATAAGAGCAGTCTCAGCTTCTTCTGAACCACCATAGAAAGCACCCAAGCCACCATCATATGTATCTTTATAGAAGTCAGACTTTTTCTCAGGGTCAAGTATTTTAACTTTTTCAACTATTTTACGTTGTTGATCTAGTATATCCTGTGATGCTTTAGACCCAGAAACAATGGGTCCAGCATCTTCTTTAGTAAACCCTAACATGTCTTTACTATCAATATTCATAATATTGTAATTAGCATTTACTCTAGCTGTATTTAATATACTCAAAGTACCTGTATCTAAAGCAGAACCATCAGGGTTTTTATCACTATCAACCATACCCATAACATTAGTTACAACTTTTTGAGCTATCTTTTTATTCTCTCTTCGTGCTAATTCAGTCAAAGCAATAGCACCTGCAGGACCGCCAATTGCACCACCAACAAGACCTATTAAAGACTTTTCAAGTAAAGACAGATCACCTGCATTTGTTTTTAGCTGATTATAATTAGAGTAGTTTTGATACATGTCTGTAGTCCACTCCTCTACAGGAGTGTTTCTCCATGTAGGGTCAGACTCTTGTACAGGCCCACGATCATCATCATCATCTGTATCTTGTGTTGTTGCTGCCTCTACCTGTTCCTCTGCAGGTGTTAAACCCATCTCACGGAAGCCTTCAGGTATTTTACTCATGGGCCTTCCGTTAAAAAAGAAGATAACTATTTTTTGTCCTGTTTCATCATTAATAAAAGTCTTAGATTGAAAACCACTAAAAACTGGACCTGTACCACCGTAACCACCATATCCACCGCCTACGGGTTTAGGTACTACTTTATCTCCTTCAGCGTAACCCTTTACAGCACCACCATAGGCAAAACCTTCTGGTTCTACTTCTTGATCTTCAGTTTCTTCAACATCAAGTTCATCATCTCTGAAAGGTAACTCATCACCTTCTTTAATCCGTTCAAAACCTTGTGCGGCAGCTTCTTGTAACTCATTAAAAAATTCCTCTCCGAAGTATCTAACCGTTTGTGCATTTACTACGTACTCACCTTCACTGACACGAATGTCAATATCATCACGTACCTCACTAGGTTTAGCACCTATAGGAGCAGTGTTCCCACTAACAGGATCTTTCTGCTCATTCATTATAAGGTCCATCTCCATCTGAGCTTTGTTGTCATCAAGCATTTACTTCTTCCCTTAAATATATGAGCCTACGTAATGCAGCTATTTCACCCTGAGCACGATACATACCTTCCATAGTACTCTCCTGCTCTAACCTGCGCTGGGCTATGTCTATCTTCTTGTTGATAGTCTCAACAAAGTCATCCCACAAAGGTTTGTCGTTTACTAACTTCTTAATAGACATTAACCAGTAAATCCTTGCTCACCAGGAGTGGGTACTGTACCTGTGCCTATGTTACCCCCACCAGCGCCTGTTGTGTCGCTCACGCCTACTCCTGCTTGCTCTGGGGCTGCACCTGGATTAGGTGGTGCGGGTGGACCTTGTGGTCCTGCCTCTTCAGGTTGGGGTGGTGGTGTTGTAAACTTCTTGAGGATCTCAGCTTGTATAGCTGCATCACCCAAAGAGTTAGTAACTTTATCTGGATCAAGATCCATAGACTTAGCAATCTCACGAATGATGTAGTCACTCTTAACGAATGGCATAAGTGCTGGATTAGAAGCCACACCCATGAACTGCATCAAGCGTTGTGAGCGTACCTCGTTAGCCATCAAGCTTTCTGTACCTGATGCCTTAACTTCTAAGTCACCCTTGATTTCTTTATCAAAGTCAAACTGCATGTTGAAACCAAAGAATGCACGTCCTAGTGGTGCAATCAAATAGTCATCGACATTCTTGACAACATTTCGTATACTACCATTAGCTGCAGACATAAGCATAGAAATGCCAGAAGCAGTTCGCCCCACTCCTGATACACCTGTCTGACCGTGTGCAAAACTTGGGAAGCCTGTACTCTCATCAGCTAATACCCTTGCCTTATCAAAGAGTTGCATGTTCTCGCCAGCAACGTTGGGGAACTTTGTGCCAAAGATTCCTTGTCCTGGTGCTCCCCCCTGTCTGCGAAATACCTTGCCAGGATACACAGATAAGTCCTGTCCAGGAACCAAATTTGTCTCATCAACTTCAATGATTAAGTTACCACTGAGTGCAGCATTATCTATCGCCATACGCATGAAACCATTCATCAACGTCTGCGTATCGTCCATGTTCTCAGCAATACCTACGCCAAAGAATGAGTATGGGTTCAATTCATAGGGTACAGCATAGTAAGGAATACGTGCAGGTTTGAATGGGTTAAGCACTAAGCGTAGTACTTCTCCGTTACAAATCCATACGTTTACACTTAGCTGCTCTGAGTCTTTTAACTCACGAGGAATGCGTACACCGTTCTCTTCTAGGATGTCTGTATCTACATAACCCCAGAACTCTAGTACTTCATAACGTTCAGGTGCAGTGTTTGACACACTGTCATCTTCCATGTCCTGTTCCCAATACTTCTTATCGTAAGACTCACCTGCAGCAATAGCATTGTCAATTGATTCGTTACGGAAGAAAGGGCGAGACTTCAAGCTACGCATCTGTGAGCGTGTCATACGGTGACGCTCTACTACGTACTCAGCCTCATCCATGTTATACGCATCTGGGTCAGGATAAAAGTTCCATATAGATACGTGACTTGTAGAGGGTACAGTTTTGATAACAGGATCATACTCACCTGTTTCTCCATCCCAATTAGGGTACTCTTTATCTATAGCAAACGGGCCTTTCATAATACCCGTACCAAACAATGCCATCTCAAAAGCAGTATGGCGAAGCTGTTTATTAGCTCCGCTCTCTTCTAACTGGTCATGTATTTTCTTTTCCATCTTCTTAGCTGCTACCATAGCAGGATGGAATGTTACTGTATCTTGAGTTGTACCTGGACCTTCTACGATCTTCTCACTTACAGACTCAAGTTTATTCTTTAGTGGACCCATGCGTTTCATGCGGTCATACATAGTCTCACCAGGCTTGAGCTTTTCATTGGGATCAAACAAAAAGCTGACCTTAGGTTCTTCTTCAAAAGTAGAACGTAAAGGATCTATAGCTTGCTCAGCCTGTGGGTTTACACTGATATGCATAGATTCAGCTACACCCTCAGGTAAAGTTGTAGGATTTACTGTGAGTGGAAAACGTGAGCTACCAAAGAGTACATCTACAATCTGACCATACGCTGCTAGTGTTTTAGTCTTAGTAACCTTAACAAACACACGAGACTTTTCCGTTTCTGTGAATTGTACATCACTACCGTACAAACCTCTGTAGTTACGGTAAGCACGTAGCCACCTAGTTTCATCTACGTATCTTGCATCCTCTGCACGTTTAAAGCGAGACTCTACATAAGACACTACGCTAGATGCATCTAAATCCTCACCGTCCTGTATAACGGCTACGTCATCTGTTTCAAATAAATCGTCTTGTTCCATATGTTTTAGTATCCAAAGGTTGAATCTGAAGCTTGAAAGCCAGATCTATGTGAAACAGGATTATAGTCCCACAAAGAACTTCTTGGTCTTGTCATTATACCATACCGTATTGCATCGTACAAGTGGTCTTCTGCATTTGTGTCTACATCTTCTGGGTTTCTTTTGTCTAGAGGTATAGACGGTAGCTGAGCTATAGAATGAGTACAGGTTGAAAAGAACACCAGCCTTGGCTCCTCAGTATACTCATCAACCTGTAAACGGCGGTGTAGCTCGTTTTTACCTGCAACCCTTGAGCCTCGTGAACGGTCTGAAGGCCTCCACCTACATCCCTTTTGGTTCATCTGCTCAGCCAAGGAAGGGCCAGTGTCGCCTCGTTTGTGCCACAGGGAGCTATCCAACACGCCGTACCTTATACTTCCATCACCACTTTCGGCTTCAAGTATCATATCTGCTAAATCAGTAGCTGTAACTTTAGAACAATAAAGCTCTCTGTAAACAACAAGCTGTTCATTGGGTGATACAGCAAACCAGACAACGCCTGTGTAACTTCCGTAGCCGTAGTCGCAAGCTCTAAACTTAGTCCAACTTGCGGGAATTTTAAAAGGCTCCACGACATGTACGGCTCTGTTCCACTCAGGAAAGGCTGCGCCTTCGTTAACATCCCAATTACCCTCTAGTAGTTGCTTACGTTGATGCTCAGGTAGTGACAAAAGCATTGCTTCATAGTCGCCACTCTCAGCTAGATATGGGTTGTCAAAGAGGCTGGCAGGTATAAACCTTCTTTTAAACAGGGGTTCACCAGCTTTACTATGCCCTGACGGGAAGCGTAATACCTCACCAGTCTCTATGTTCGTTGCCCAGAAAGGCGTATTAGGCGCTGCTGGATCAATGAACATCTTCTTTACCCAAGCATGTCCGACACCACCTGGGTTAGTCGTAGCTCGCATGTACAAACCTAAGTCTTTGTTTGCACTACGTAAACGTGAACGCATATAGTCCCAAGCAAAGGGTGACTGCCACTGCGTTAACTCGTCAAACGCTACATAGTTAAACGCCTGTCCTTGGTAGCGCATAACGTCTGTATCTCTATCCAAGTACGACATCCAAAGTGTGCCGCCTCTTGGTGTAGTCCATTGGCTCTTACGCTCAGACCACTTAATTCCTGGTATAGCCTTAGGGTACAACTCTTGGCTTTTCTGTATGAGTTCCCTAAGTTCCTCTGTCGTGTGACGTACAAGCAGACCACTAAAGTCTGGACTGTTCATGTTACGCAGAGGGTCAGCTAATGTAGCGTAACTCTTACCGCCACCCGCTGCTCCACCATATAAAACCTCACGTTCACTAGAAGCTAGATACTGCGTCTGAGGTCCAGGGTTTGGCCTAAAGACAATGTTCTGTGCTTCCTCTACCTCGTACTCAGGTGGCTTGACCTGCGCTGGGCTGGGTGTCGCTACTGTCGGTTCCTTCTTCGTCTTCGTAGATGAAGTAGCCTGTGTAGTTTTTTTCAAGCGCTTCGACTTGTTGTAACGCTTTTTGGAGCCGCTTGGCATAGTAGCGTTTAATTGCAGCAAGACGCTTTCTTTTTCTTTCGACATCTATTCTCTTCTTCAGGCCATCGTGAGTTATGCTTTTACCTGACTGAGTAGTCAGCCACGCTGATACTTGTCTTAAAGAGTACTGCTTCAAGTGCTTCTTAGCTAACTCTAACAGTTCTAACTCTCTAGGTATAGGGTTCAGCCATTCCTCATCTTCAGGGTCCACCTCATAGCCGAAGGGTACGTAGTTGCTAGTACGTGGTATGCGTTGCCAAAGCTTTACCTTAAAAGGTACTTTGGGTAACATCCAGTACTCACTTTGGAGTGGGCGCTCTTTACGTAGCCTCAGAAGCATCTACATTCTTGGGTGGTAGTATAAACAAACCACCGCTTGACTCTACTGCCACCTTCTCAGTTTTAACAATACCTGCACGGTCTAAGATCTGACCTGCAGCTACCATGCGTTCCTTAACGCCTAACTGGGTAGGATCGTCCAAAGCACTGGCGTATGCAACTGCAGCCTTAGGGCCAACTCTTGACATGTATGATTTAGTTGCGTCAAATATTTCATCTTTCAATGACTCCACAATAGATGTAGTAGATGACTCAGGGTTATACCCTGCAAGCTTCTTGGCGAGTACAACATCCCCTGCTGCCTCTTCAAAGAGAACCTCTAAGAACTTACT